ACGAAGGATTGTACCAAATGAATATGAATGGGTTGATTTAGAGTCTGATATGTTATTCACCGTGGGAACTTATAAATACCGTATAAAACCAGAAGAACCTAAATTCAAAGTAGGTGATTGGGTAAGATTTAACACAATTTCAGAAGAGAACTATACATTTAGAATAAAAGAAATCAAAGGAAAATATCTTTATGACGATAAATGTGACGGTTATTTAGATAACTGCTGTGAATTTTGGGTACCACAAGTTGATGAATATGTATGGATAAAAAATCAACTATGGAAATATAAAGGTTTTCAAAAAACGCATTATGGTGAAGGACATTGTTTTTCAACAAAAGATGATGAATTAATTAGAGACGAATTAAATTGTCGTCCATTCATAGGTGAATTACCTGATTATCTAAAGGACAATAAATGAAAAAACCACTTAATTATTATGGATTTGCTTTTAGTGACCCGAAAGAAGGATATAATGAACATTACCTTAAAACAAAAAAAGGTAAAAAGGAAATTAAAAAGCAAGTAAAATCAATTTGTGTCAGTTAAATAATTAAGTAAGTTTTAAGGTAAAAAATAGTATACTGTTATATAATAAAAAGGAAAGATAATGAAACCAACACTATGCTGTATGTTCCATAAAGAACCAATTAAATTTAAAATTTATACTAAAAAAAGATTATTTGAGCTGTCATTAGAAGAAAGAATCAAAAAGATTGACGAAACTATTAGACATAATGTACAATCATTACAACGGGCAATAGACTATTGTTATGAAAATGGTATAGAAAGTTACAGAGTAGGGTCAGACTTAATTTCACACTATGATACAGTAAAAGATATAGTTGACTTAGAACCTTACTTTGAACTGTTTAGAGAGGTTGATACAAAGGGCATCAACTTAAGTATGCATCCTGGTCAATACTGTATTATAAACTCACCAAAAGAAAATGTAGTAGAAAACAGTCTTAAAGATTTACATTATCACAAATTAATAGCAGATTGTTTAGGGTTCAAAGAGTTAAACATTCATGTTGGTGGTGTGTACGGTGACAAAGCGAGTGCTATACAGAGATTTATTGATACGGTTAATAAGAATCCTTGGTTAAAAGATTACTTAACAATAGAAAATGATGAGTTAAGTTTTTGTGCAGATGATTGCTTATACATTGCTAATGAAGTAGGTATACCTTTCACATTTGATTTACATCACGAAAGATGTTATTGGTTAAATGAAGGTATTGTTCCAGATGTATATAATATTTTTGAAAGGTCATCACAAACTTGGTCAAACAGAGACCACATTAGAATACATATTAGTTCACCTAAAGATGGATATACTACACCAAGTAAAAGTAGACCACATAGTGATTACATTACAGAGAGTGATATTGTTAAGCTACAATCAGATAAGACTATATATGTTGATGTAGAAGCAAAACACAAAGAGGTAGCAGTAAAGCAATTTAAAGAGCATTTAAGTTTAATTTAGTTATAATGTTACTATAAAAGGAAAGAAATATGACAATTAGACCATACTTAAAAAATGAATTATTCGAAGGTATTGTTTCTTGGGAAGAGTATTTAATAATGTTCAACGCAGATGTACTTGACAAGTTTAATACAGTACTTATATCAATACACGACCCAAACAGAGCAGTACACCCACCTGAAAAAGTAAAAGGTTGGTATGATGTCCTACAGATACAATTTTGGGATGTTGAAGAATCTATTGGCGGATACCACCCTCTAACACACGAGCAAGGTCAGGAGTTAAAAGAATTTATTACTAAACACAAAGATAAAAGATTTATGATTCATTGTGCTGCAGGTGTCTCTAGGTCGGCAGGCGTTGGTTGTGCAGTTGAATGTATAGTTAACTTTGACGGTGATGATTATGGGTATAAAACTGGTAAGAGTGATATAAAATCACATGAAAGATACTCACCAAATCCAACTGTATATGATAGGATTATAAAATGATAAGTATATTTCTGTATAACAATATGATGAAAATAATAAGTGAATCTGGTAAACGAGTAGTTGCTATTGATTTAATTCAACCTTATATGATTGAGTGCAATGGTAACTCACACATAAAAGTAAATGAAATAGATTTATATTCAGGTGAATACAATGCTTTAGACGCAGTAAAAGAAATTAACACAAAAATTGAAGAACATTATTCAAATAATGTAACATTAAAATAAAAGGAAAAATAATGAAATTTGAAACATTTGTAAAACTATCAAAAAGTTATATTGAGGAGTGTGTTAATGACACAAACAATTCACTCACACTTATGAAAATACTAAATTTAGACAATGAAGCGTATATAACAAATCCTCTATTAGAAAAAATGTTAGATGCTTTTGAGATTGAGTTTGATTTACAAGGTGATGAAATTTTTGACTTACTTGACATTTATGAAACATTTATTTGTAATTTAACAGAGTGTGAAATTAAAGAAGGAAACTACTTAGTGGAGCCACTACTAAAACCTTTTTACGACAAATATGGAGTATAGTTATGGAAAAAGTTGAACTAAAAAAACAATTTGTGTACATTACAAAAAAGGAACTATATCAGTTAGGTTGGGATTCTAATAAAGATAGTATCAGTGATATTTTTGAAGATAAAATAGTTCAACTACTTTTTATAAGAGATTACCACTACGACAAAGCAAAGAGATATGATAAAGGGTATAATATATACTATTATGTGGAAAATGTAATAGATAACTATAATTTAGATTTATCAACTCCAGAAGAAATTATATGTCCAGATTGCAAAGGGCATGGTGAGTTTGAAGTATCTGCCGGAAGTCACTCAATATTTCAAAAATGTGAAACTTGTAATGGAATTGGTACAGTCTCTTATAATTAAGTAGACTTTAAGAATTATTACACTATAATAAATTACACAAAAAGAAGGAAAATATTATGTTCATAAACAAAGAAGACATTGCTGATGATTATTTTTTACCAGGTGACACTTCAAAAGAAGCAAAACGAATATCAAATTCTAAACTAAGTCAATTAAGTAGATTTTTATATGATAAAGAGTATCTGTCACTTACATTAGAGTACACTGGAGTTGAATGTAAGTACTATACTAGTGAACAGTTACCAGAAGATTTACCAACTGATATTGATGGTTCTCTTATAGTCTATTATAATTTAGAAGATTTAGCAAAAAGATATGGTGTTTAAGCGTTCTCTAAGGTTAATGAGAGTATAATATAATATATAAAAAGAAGGAATGATAATGATTTTACATGAAAACAAAAAAAATGTTGACACAAATATGACTGGAGCTGGTGCGTTCTCAATTAAAGCAAGTGCAAAAGCATTTAAGATTCTATCAGATGGATTATATTCTGATAAAATTAGAGCAGTAGTTAGAGAGTTAAGTTGTAATGCACTAGACAGTCATACAGCTGCAGGATGTCCAGAAAAACCAATTCAAGTACATTTACCATCACTTTTTGAACCATATTTCTCAGTACAAGATTTTGGTTTAGGTTTAAGTAAAGAAAGTATTATGAATCTTTATACGACTTATTTTGAAAGTACAAAAGCAGATTCAAATGACCAAATTGGAGCACTAGGATTAGGTAGTAAATCTCCTTTTTCATATACTGATTCATTTACAGTAACAAGTGTATTTGATGGTGTTAAATCTATGTATTCTGCTTATATTGGTAGTAATGGTGAGCCTTGTATTCAACCACTATCAGATGAAGAAACAACAGATGACAACGGAGTTACAGTATCATTTGCTGTTAAAAAAGAGGACACTGATAAGTTTAAGTCTAGAGCAGAACTTGTATATAGACCATTTAATGTTAAACCTGTAGTAGTTGGTGTAGATACTTTTGAAATTGAAGATAGAGGTGTAGTTAAGTATAGTGGAAATGGGTGGAAAATATATGAATCATCATATTATAATAGAGACCAATATGTAGTACAAGGTAATATTGAGTATCCACTAGACAGCAATAATATTGATTGTGAAAATGATAAACAAAAATTTATTTTAAGTCAAAATTGTGACATTGAGTTCAAATTAGGTGAGTTGGACATTGCTGCATCTAGGGAGTCTATTGGTTATGATGAAATTACAAGAGAAAACATTAGAGCAAGACTTGAAGAAGTTTATAATGAACTAGTTGAAGTTGTAAATGCTGACATCGGTAATAGCAAAACATTTTGGGAAGCTTGTAGAAAATCTAAAATACTACAAGAAAACTTTTATTATTCAAGTATGTTAACAGACGGTCTAGTATTTAATGGGGAACCTATTAAACATAATTTTTCAATCGATGATAATGAGATAGTTGGTTATTATCATAATTATAGAACGCAAACAAAAGTAGGTAGAAATGTATTCAAAAGAAGTATTTCTACAGATAACGATTTTATATTTGTTTTAAATGACATGAAAAGTAAAAATAAAGGTATTAGTAGAGTTAGAGCATGGGTTGCTGAAAATAATGGGTCATATTGTTTAGTAGTAAATGACAAATCTATATTTGATATTTTAGGTTCACCTGAATATAAACTTGCTTCAGAATTTGAGGATAAATCAATTGCTACTGTTAACAAAAAAAGTCCTACAGGTAAACATTTTAAAGAATATTACCATAGTGGTAGTGTTTGTTGGCAATGGGATAACCTTTACCAATCATTTGAAGATGTTGCAGGAAGTGTAGAAACTAAAATATACTATATGCCTATTAAATCAAAAGAAGCACCATATGGAGATATGTATGGACTTGTACACGCTGCAATATACCTAGGTTTGGTAGATACTACTAGATATATTACAGGTATTAAAGAAAGTTTTATTGGAACTAAAAAGTTTAATGAACTAGCAGAAACAGTTGAATTTATTAGACTTGACGAAGCAGTAAACAATATAATAGACGACATTAAAGACAACTATATGTTTAAAAATATATTAGAAGATGTTTTATTACACACTGTGAAAGTAAGAAAATCGTCACCTATAATCAAGGATATTATTAAAATTCTTAAAAAAGATATTGATATTTTATTACCAGGTGTTGCTAAAGATATTGTTTCAAGTTATAATCATGATAATAATGTAATACACGCAACAAAAATGTGTGAAGTTACTGCAAGATTTTTTAATAATTATATTAAAGTTGATGTAACTAAGTTTGACGATGAAACTAAATTACAAAAAGCATACCCATTGATTAAAATGTTAGATAGATGGGAGATAAACCACGATGAAGATAAAGCATTGGTTAATTATATTAATATGATTGAATTACAATCTTAATATATATTTAAGTAAAGATATGTCATAATATGGCAACAAAAATAAAAGGAAAGAAAATGTTAAATTACATTATTACAGATAGTACAATTACAGTTATGTTAAATGGTATTCCAAAAATCTTAGACAACTCACATCCAAACTTTGAAGCAGTTAAAGATGGTATTAAAAGAAACTTAACAGAAGAACAAATTTTAGATTTAGTTGATACTGCACAAGCGTTAAAGAAATATTCTAACAGTAAAGTAACAGTTGAAAATGGAGTTGTATATTACAAAGGTATTGCTGTAAGAAATACACTTACAAGTAGAATCCTTACAATGATGAGTGAAGGATTTAATGTAGATGGTATGTGTAGATTTATGGACAATCTGTATGACAATCCATCTAAAACAGCAGTAGATGAATTATATTTGTTCTTAGAGTCTGGTAACTTACCTATTACAGAAGATGGACATTTTCTTGCTTACAAAAAAGTTAGAAATGACTACAAAGATATTTACTCTGGTACATTTGATAATTCAATTGGTGCTATTTGTGAAATGCCAAGAAACATGGTAGATGACAATAGAAACAACACTTGTTCACAAGGGTTACACTTTGCATCATACTCATATATGTCAAGTTATGGTGGAACTGGAAATGGTGACAGAATTGTTATTGTTAAAATTAACCCTGCGGATGTTGTATCTATTCCATCTGATTATAACAATGCTAAAGGTAGAACTTGGAGATATGAAGTTGTAAACGAAGTTACTAATGATGGTAAAACTGAAATTAAAGGTGATTGTATTACAAACGAAGAAACATACCATGATGATTATCCTACAATGAGATTAAAAGAGGATACACCAACATTAGATGAGTTTGACAGTATGTATCCAGATACAGATTATATGGACCACTCTAAAGATGTTTCAGTTGATGAAGAAATGAAAACAGTTAGCACATCAGGTACAAAAAATAATATTGAAAAGGAATTTAAAAAAGTAGTTTCAAAAGCACTTTACAGTGGTTCTTTAAGTGTTGATAATTTATTATCAGCGCTTGGTGATAATAACTATGATGTGTTAACTGAAGTTGATAATATATTGACGAAGAAGAACCAAACTTTAATCAACTGACTAACTTTGTTAGAGAGTGTGCAATTGACTTTGGATTAGAATTAGACGATTTACTTAATGAAATTGAGTATTATATTAATACTCAATCAAAAGTAGAAAAAATTGAAGTTAAAGAAACACAAACAGATACTCCTAAAAATGTTATTCAAGCAATTGATTTAACAATTGAAGCACTTAAGCAAGGTGTTGTAACTTGGAATCAAATAAAAGAGTTAACTGATAACTTACCAGATGATGCTGAATTGTTTAATGATTATAATGCTGCTAGAAAAGCACTTATAACTGAGTATTACAATGGAAATTTAGTTATATCACAGGATGAGTTAGGAAATATCTAACCATTCTCCTTCACAATTTATAAGAGTATAGGTACCTTTAGTTAAATTAAAAACAGGGTTACCTCCTGCTCTTTCAAATGTTCTCACATTTCCTTCTATAACTTTTATAGTTAGTTTTTTTGTATAGTTTTTCTCTAAAAAAAGAACTGAATTTTTAGCAGTAACAATAACTATATCATTATCTTCTAAATTTTTAGTATCATTTGGTTTATCCATTTTAAGTACTTTTAATGGAGGATGCTTGTATTGTAAATGAGCAAGTTCAGGTCCAAATGTAAAACTGAATGTTTTAGTTTCTTCTTCCCATACTAGGTTAAGAGGGTAACTTTCTCCTCTATTAATTTTAATACCAGCGAACTTTGGTATATCGCCTTTAGAATTAATTTCAATGAAAGGTTCTTCTACATTCAAATCTTTAACACTTATTCTGCCATTTTCAACTTTAAAAAAACTAGTAATTAGATTTTGTAATTCAATTTGTGTCATTTCAGTTCTCTATTTTTGTAGTATTTATAATTTAAGTAAAAATAAGGTATAATATATAAATAAATTTAAAAAAAGAGGTAATCTATTGGGAGACAGTTATAGGCGGTTAAAAAATGATTTGTCAATTTTCTTAACAGAAGCAAGAAGTTATTTTACAACCTGTGAATATTGTGGACACAAAAGTACAAGAGTTAGATTAGAAAAAACTAACAAAAAGAACAAATGGTTACATGAGATAGTGTGTAACGACTGTAATCAAATTTTATACAAGAGTAAAGGTAAAGTATGACAGAAACACAAATAAAAGAATTTAATGACCAATTACAAAAGATTGGAAAAATGACTCAAATGTATCAAGTTAACTTACAAAAAGGTGACCTTGACAAATCAAAACTTTTTGTCAATTTAACTCAAGGTGAACTTTTAAAATTAGAAATGCTAATATACAATGTACAACAAAATAGTTGAAACTGGTAATTTTTTAAAAACTATTACATTTTTTAATAATGACCAAGAAATTGGTCATATAAGATATTGGTATAATGACAGTGAAATCTCTAAAAAAGATTTATTAAATCTTTTTAAAAAACACAGTGAAAACGCTAGAGAGGTTATGACAAACTTCCCCGCAGAATGTTTAGACGAACATTCTTTATATTTACACTACTTATGGGTAGAAAAGGAATTTAGATATAATGGTGTAGGTGCTAAATTACTAGAAATGCTTATAACAGAAAGATTTAAAGGGTTAAATGAAATAGTACTTGCTTATGACGATTCTAAACAATGGCTAGTTCCATTTTATATAAAAAATATATCATCAGCATACTGTACTAGAAAAAATGTAATACTTTTTTATATGTAAAATACTTCAGTAAACTTTAAGGCATAGTATGTCATAATATGGTATATAAAAAGAAGGAAAGACTATGTTTGTATTTGTAAATGACGGAATTAATGAAGATGGGTTTCAAACAGTTGTTGAAGTAGGTGAGTTTCCTACATCATTCAAAGATGAGTTGGATGGAGCAGGTGTAAAATATGAAATTGGTTTTGGTACACTTACAATTGTATCTGAAGAAGAAGCATTAAAAATATTTACAAGAAATTAAGGAAAGATTATGTTTATACAAAAAAGATTAGAAAAAGAAATTAATACAGAACTATTCAAACAAAATATTAAAATTCCAGGTTGCCCTCTACCATTTAAAGATGTGTACATAGATGATGTTGAAGGTTTAATCAACGAGTTAGAAGACGGATATATCAAAGACCTTGCTAAAGATTTAGAAAAAACTATGATGTGGGTTGATACAATTACAGGTGACATTCGAACATTCCATACTGTATTAGGAAAAGACTTATGGTTAAAGTACGCAGTTAGACAAAGCAGAGTAAGTAGAGTAGTTGAAACTCTAAGAGGACCTGTTACAAAAGTAATCGATGTACTTAAAGAAATTGACCCTAGTGCTTGTGCTGTAGGTGGTTGTGTAAGAGATGCTATCTTAGGAAAAGAACCAAAAGATTGGGATTTTGTAAGTGGTCTGGACTATGATACTTTAGAACTGCACTTTATACAAAAGGGTTTCAAAGTAACAGAGACTGGAAAACAATTTTTAGTGTTAAATGTATCTATTGATGGTGAAAACTTTGAGATTGCTTTATACAGAAAAGACGGAATGTATGAGGATGGTCGTAGACCAGAATCAGTGGAAGTTGGAACAATTGAAGATGACAGTCAAAGAAGAGATTTTACAGTAAATGCAATGTACTTTCAATTATCAAATGGTAGATTAACTGACCCTACTGGAATGGGTTTACAAGATATAATTGATATGAAACTTAGATTTGTTGGTAATCCTAAAGATAGACTTGAAGAAGATATGTTAAGAGGGTGGAGATACATTAGATTTTTAGTTACTAAAGGGTTTCTTCCAGATAAAAAATCTTATAGAGCAGTTAAAGAACATTGGGAAACGATATATAATAATTCTAATCCTCAGAGAGTATTAGATGAGATGTTCAAAATGTATAAAATCTAAATGTTCATAGTTTATAAATACTCTAAAAAGAGTATAAATGAACTATGAACAAATATATAATAATTTAGTAGAAAGAGCAAAGAAAAGAATCTTAGATGAATATACAGAAGTACATCATATCATACCAAAGTGTATGAATGGTACAGATGATGGTGAAAACCTAGTATCTTTAACTGCTAGAGAACACTATATAGCACATTTATTATTAACTAAGATATATAAGAATACAGAATATGAAAGAAAACTTTTATGGGCTTTTAATGGTATGTGTAATTGGAAAAGTATAAACCAAGATAGAGATTATAAATTTAATTCTTATATTTTTGAAAATATGAGAGGTAAGTATACACATGATGAAGATACAAAAAAGAAAATAAGTAATAGTAATAAAGGTAAAATACTTTCTGAGTCTACTAAAAAGAAAATATCAGAAACTAGGAAACAAAAAATAAAAGATGGTATAATAACTAAACCATCTGGGTCTAACAATGGAATGTTTGGTAAGTCTCATTCAGAAGAAACTAAGAAAAAGATTAGTGAGAGGGGATTAGGGATAAAAATAAAAAATACAGAGAAATATAGTAGACCTGGTAGTAAGAATAATAATGCAAAAGTTATTCATATATTTAATGATAAAGATGAACTTATATTTGAAGCCAATGGTAATTTTAAGAGTGTATGTAAGGATAATAATTTACCATATGCTCCACTATATAGAAGCTATCAAAATGGTACTAAACTATTTCAGAATAATGCATCTATTGCTCAAGCTAAAAATAGTGGTATGATAAAATATCAAGGATGGTACGCTGTATTAAGTAAAAATTAAGTAAAGATATTATATAATAACAAATCTTTAAAAGCAGTTAGAGAATCAATAGGTGAGGAAAGTAAAAGATTAACAGATTTAAAAAGACTGTTAACATTACCAGGTGTTAAAGAAATTGTAGATGAGCAAACAGAATTAAAACATTCTCCAAAAATGGTTAAAATGAATAAGTTAGAGTGTGATTATGATGAATTGTTAAAACCAATAACAAACTTAATCAGAATACAAGCAGAAATAGAAAAAATGATAGGATTGTAAGATGAAAGTAATATTAGAATATTTTGTTGGATTTGTAATTGTGATTTATGATATAATCAAACACTTATACATTTACTTAAGAGACAGTTTACTGATATTATTTTCAACTAACAGAAAAAATAATGTGATATATTATAGATTGACACACACAAACTATTTTATTGACTTGGCTATTTCATTTGGTATTTTTATGTGCTTTGCTCAATATTCTACTATATTAGCAACAATCATAACCGTATGGTTTATGTTTTGGTTTTTTAGTAAAAAAGAAGACAAAGAAACAAAAGATAGTTTACAATTCGGAATATTTTCAAGTGTAATAATTCTTATAGTAGCGATAACAATACATTCAAATGTCAAAACTCCATACACATATACACCAGTAGGGTCAGTTACACTAACAGATAAAGATATTTCAGAAGAATATTCAGACAGAGAAGGTAACTTAAAAACAATTGAATCCCGAAGTGTTGAAGTTACAATTAACGGAGAAATTGAAGATGTTGAAATTGCCGGGTGTAAACCTGGAACATATGTTGTTTATAAAGAAACTTTAAATCCAAAACTAATTAATTTCGTTAAGACTGATTATATGTTAGAATGTGACAATGATTATGAGCAGTATAAGATTGTAAAAAACTAATAAATAACCTATAAGGAGTTAATATGTTCATAAATGCGTTCTATGCTATAAAATATTTAGTAGATGTTAATGTTGAAGAAGTTATAGGTACTTGTGGTTTTGGTACAAGATACATAGTTTATAAAAAGAAAAATGTTGTTGAAAGGCAGTTTACAAATTTAGATGATTTAGCGACACTATGTGATGAATGGTGTGCTACAAATGGAGTTGATTTACTTTATGATTATGGTTTATCAAATTATGTTTTAACTGTAGTATGGGAACCAGAACCAGATAATCCTGAAAAGTGGTATCACGGGTTAACAAAGCACGATGACAAAACAATAGTTAAAATTGAAGGTACTAGTTTTGCTATAGAAGCACTAGCAAATTATATACCAATTGTAGAGGAGACAGTAGTAGATGACACGTATACAGACAGCTAGAGAACAGATGATAAGTAATGCAGAAGTAATGAACATATATAGAATAAAAATACACCAAGCAGAATCATATCTTAAGCGTAATTATGTTACAATAGATGAAATATTAATTAGTCAACTGACATTTTGTGACTCATATAGAAAGGTTACAGGTAGTGAATTGACAGATGATGAAATTTTAGAAAAATTAAAGGAAAGTAATGAACTATGATTTAATATTAGAGTGGGTTAACATTTACTTGATTGGAATGGTATTATACATTTTTTTTCAAGCAAGTTGGAAAGGTTTTAGAGAAACTGGTTTATTTACTGGTTTCTCTTTTAAAGAGATTATATTTTACCCTATTCATTTTATTCAATGGTTAGGTTATTTAATAGGTTATGTTGTTATATTCATTATTAGTTTATTTATTAAGTAATACTAAATGATTTTTAAGGATATATTATGTATAATATCACTATCTATATTATACACTGTTACATTTATTATATATGTATCATTAGGTAGTTTTTTTATAATGTTAATACTACTAACAGTTATAATACTACCAAAAACAATAAAGGAAGAAAATGGATTTTAAGAAATTAGAAGAAAAACTACACGAATTAGGTAAAGAAACACTTAGGTATAAGTTGTTTACAGAATATTTTCCATCTATATATGAGAAAGAGATTTTTGAATACTCACTTATTGTACCAGAAAAACATATTGATAAATTAGGTGAAGCTGGGGAAACAATAAAAAACGAAAATTGGGTTGCTGTTACTAAATATGCGGATGAGTTTATTGCAATTAAAACAAAGTTTTTAGCAGAATCTTTAGTAGAGTTAGAAAATGGTAGCACAAGACAGTAAAATAAGTAAGATAAAAGAAATACCAATTACTTTTAAAATAGATGGTATTGACAAGAAATTTGTTCCAGATGACAATATGACCCCAACAGAAATATTTCAAATTATGTCTGCTCTATTAGGGTCTGTAGTTGGTGCAAATATAGATACAGATTATTATATAAAAGAAAATAATTTAGAAAAATATTTTATAGAAGAAAGAATAAAAAATGAAAACAAAAGTTAAACCATGCCCATTTTGTGCATCACACGATGTAGAAATTGTACAACATCAAACATCATTTAAAGGTGGTAGTTCAACAGTATCTTACATTCAATGTAAAGATTGTGGGTCAAAAGGTCCTGAATTAACATCTATTTCACACGATGGTGAAAAGTTCAAAAACATTAAAAAAGAAACTTACAAAAATTGGAACATGAGATTTCAAGACCAAACTGAAACAGATTGGGAAGATGAGTTAAAGCAAGAGATAGAGGATACTGTATCAATTGTATCAACAACATTAAAAGAAGTTGCTGATAAGGTTAAAAGTGAAACAGATTCTACATTTACAAAAGAGAACAAAGAAAAAGTAAAAAACAAAATTATAGACTTAATTAAAAAGGTTTAATATGGCTTTATATGATGGTGATGGTTACTCAGGTAGAGACTCTACTATGAATAGGACAGTGAGTTATTCTACTTCATTTTATAACGAAATGTCAAGTAAAAGGCCAGAACATATAATAGGAGATATGGAATATAGATTACGACAATTAGAAACTCAACTATATGAGACTAGAAAACAATTGGATGACGGTGTAGTCATTAAAGGTTGGTTATGTCCATTATGTGATAGTGTACTTGCCCCAACAGAAAAAAGGTGTAACTGTAGCCACACATTAGTAAAGTTAAAGTAAATTTAAGTTAAATTATACTATAATACTTACATTAAAACAAAAGGAAAGAATATGATAATAAATCGTGTATGTTTAGCAGATAGTTATAAGTATAGTCAACCAATGCAGTATCCTAAAAATGTTACAAGTATGTATGACTATATGGAGTCAAGAGGTGGAGAATACGATTCAACCGTATTTTTTGGATTACAATATATTTTAAAAGAGTTTTTAGAAACACCTATCACAATCTATGAAGTGGAAGAAGCAAATAGATATGCTAAATTACACGGAGAACCTTTTGATTATAAAGGGTGGCAGTACATTGTAGAAAAATACAAAGGTAAATTACCAGTTAGAATTAAAGCAGTTGCAGAAGGTTCTGTTATTCCTACAAAACACCCACTTGTAACAATTGAGTCAACAGATGAAAAGGTATTCTGGGTAGTTGGTTTCTTAGAAACATTATTAATGAAAGTATGGTACCCTACAACTGTAGCAACTAAATCATACTATGTTAAAAAAATGTTAAATGAGTATGCAGAAAAATATTCAGATTCAACAGATGGTGTTTCATTTCAATACCACAACTTTGGTGATAGAGGGTCTACAACAGTTGAAGCAGCAGCAGTAGGTGGAATGGCACACTTAACACAATTCTTAGGAACTGATAACTTTAAGTCATTATTCTTTGCTGACAAATATTATGGTGTTGATGAGGATACAGTAGCAGGATATTCAATTCCAGCAACAGAGCACAGTACTGTGACATCTTGGGGAAGAGATGGGGAATTTGAGTTCTATGAGAACTACATTGAAACTTTTAAAGGAAGTCCTATTGTAGCGTGTGTATCAGATTCATATGACATTTACAAAGCAACTAGATTTATTACTAGTGGTACAATGAAACAAAAGATTGAGTCAGATGAGTATCCAATTTTTGTTATTAGACCAGATTCAGGTGACCCTGTAGAAGTAGTATCACAAATGTTAGACATTTGTTATGAAAATGATGTTGCATACACAGAAAACTCAAAAGGGTTAAAAGTGTTTAACAAGTACAGAATCATTTATGGTGATGGTATTTCTCCAGTAGTTATTAAAGAAATTTTAGATGTTGTTGTTGACAAAGGATATGCACCCGATAACTTAGCATTTGGTTCAGGCGGAGATTTAATGCAGAATGTTAATAGAGATACATTAAAGTTTGCTATTAAATGTTCAAGTGTAACAGTAGATGGTCAATTAAGAGATGTATTCAAAGACCCTATAACAGATAAAGGTAAAGCATCTAAAAAAGGTAGAGTTACTACATTCTATAACAGTGAAGAAAATGAATACGCGGTAGGTGATGTTGACACTATTCCAGTTGGTTATGTTGATTTATTACAAACTGTTTATGAAAATGGTGAAATTAAAAGAACATACTCTTTTGATAGAGTAAGAGCAAACACATGGATAAAATATGATTGATATAACAAGTTTAGTACAATACTTTTTTAATATGCACAAAGAGTTACACGGAAAAGATGGGTATGATAGAAGATAGGTTATGAGAGATATTATTGGTGAGTTAAAAACTAATGGTATTGAATATGATGAAATGATTATTCATTGTGTACTAGACGAGTTAGAAGATGACTATAATTGAAAGGAATAAAGATGAAATATGGATTATTTATTGGAAGAGTTCAACCTTTTCACTTTGGTCACCAACATATTGTTAATGAAATAATGTTAGACGGATTGAGACCTCTTATTGCTATTGGGTCTATTAATCACAACAGAAACTTAGACAAAAACCCTTTAAGTTTTCAACAAAGAAAAGAACTAATTCAAATCATATATCCTACAGAAGTTGATATTATAGGACTATATGATTTTGAAGATTGGACAGATTGGTTTGAAAATGTATTAAGAGCAATTGAATATGTTGCATTAGCAAAGCCAGGTGATGTTACACTTTATTATCATAACAAAGAAGTTGATAGAACTACATTTGAATTTAATGGTAACACATACCAAAATACATTTTATACTGATATTTTCAAAGATAGTGGGTTTAATATGAAACCAATTGAATTTGTTGATAGAAGCGATTTTAAGATTGATAGTAACGCAAGTGATATTAGAAGTGATATTGAAGGATTTAAACACTTTTTGGATGCAAGAATATATCACAAACTAAAAACTCTAGGGTGGAAATAATAAAATATTAAGGAAAATGATGAGTAAAGACAAATCTACAAAAGATGATAAAAAAATGTTAAATAGTGAATATCACACTATGTTTGTTATTGATGTTTCAGAAAAGAAAGAACCTGTTACAATTGAAAAAACTGATAAAAAAGGTAAAGTTACTACAGAAACATTACCAGACACATACAAAATCACACCAGCACATAAAAAGTATAGAATCTTTATGGACTCATTTATGGAGTATGAAAGAGGTTTACATGAAATGTTTAACACGCTTTGGAATGCAGAAGATAATGATGAACTAGAGTTAAGAATAAACTCTTGGGGTGGTTTAGTTAAAGAAGGACAAAACTTCTATAATGTGATTAAAAATAAGTTCAATGGTAGAACAACAACTATTTTAGACTCTGCTGGTTACTCTATGGGTGCAATTGCTATGTGTTTAGGAGATGAAAGAATATGTATGGAACAATCTGATTTAATGTTCCATGATTATTCTGGCGGTTCTAGTGGTAAAGGTGGTGAAATTGAAGCTCATGTCACCCATACTGCTAAACATCTTAGAAGCTTTTTTAGGAAAGTAATTGTAGACCAAGGATTTCTAACACCAGAGGAATTTGAAAAAATGATTATAGGTAAAGATTACTGGATGGAAGTACCTGAAATGTGTGAAAGAGGCATTGCTACTCATGTAATGGTGGATGGTGTTAAAGTCAAAGCTAAAATGTATCTTAAATATTCAAAAGGTAAAATTAGTAGGAAAGAATTATTAGGGAATTAACGCCCTAATATATTCATCACAATTTATTTTTTTAATTCTTTTTATAAATGTTTGAATATTACATTCAATGTTTTTTATTTTCATTAATTTGTGTAAATCACTCTTTCTATATACAATACCATCATACATATAAAACCATTTTGAACCATTAGCTACTAAAAATCTATTATTGTTAAATTCCTCTTGAGATACTCTTGACTTATTATTATTTCTAATATCCGTAACTGTTAGTGAGCCTTTTGATATACTTGTATGTGTTTCTTTATTCCATTCAGATTTATCTATTTTTGATTTATTACCGTTTTTATCTACTACAACAACTTTATCTTTGCTGACATCTGAATAATTTCTATTACTAATTTTTTTGTGTCCTAACATCTTTTCCGATAGTTTCTTTTTTCTCTCAACTGACCATGATTCTCGTTTATTTGTATGCTTATAACCACCTAAATCAACTCTTCCTTTATTCCACGGCTCTTTTCCTGTAGTATCAAACCCAAAAGGTGTCTGGTTACTTTCGTTAAAAAAGTTATTGTTACTTTTAACATTAAATTTACTATGTAAAAAAGATTCAAAAATTATTTTGTCTCCTATATTATCAAATACTCTAACTATTTTAAATTTATATTTTTCTTTATTTTTTATTATATCTTTTTTTCTTTTTGATGAACTATTATAATTAAGTAGGTCTTTTAACGGGTTTTTTAAAATAGATTTTCTTGAACCATAATAATGTTCATTAGTTTCTGTATCTGTGATTCTATATACATAATATAATCTATTATCTTTATTAAAGTTTATTTTGTGTGCTCTGCTATCTTTTAATATTTTACCCTTATATTCTCGATATGTCATTTACCAACACCTTGTTTTTTATATTATTTATAACCCACACAGAATGTTAAAAAATGATACATTTATTAAGTGATATTATTATATAATATACACAGCAAAAGATTATTTAAAGTCGCTTAAGAAATAATTAAGTAGAATTTGAGTATAATAAAATAAAAAGAGTACAAATGAATATTGATAATCAAGGTATAAAACCAAAATTTAGACTATTTCAAAAAGTTCAAGTGACAATAAACAATCAGTTAGAGGACTGTGAGATTTTTGGATTACAATACGATGAAAGAAGAAAATCTTTCCTATATATGTTAAAGTGTTGTAAAACAAGTATTTTTAGTGCATTTGAAAATGAATTGGTAGAGATTCCAAAATGATATTATTTAGAGATAGTTACGACAAAGAAAAATACATAGAAGATTGTGGTAACTATATAAAAGCAGTAGGTGGAGATGGTACACTACTAAGAGCAATTAATTTGTACTCGGAATTAGACAAACCATTTTTTGGTGTTGCTAAAGGAACAGTTAACTTTCTTATGAATAAGAGAGATAGTGTTGACGAATATACACATTTTCAAAAATTAAATTTAATCAAAATTAGAGTAGAATATGATAATTTTCATAAGAGAACTATATTTGCATTCAATGATGTTATGATTGGTGGAGATATGAACTCTTGGATTGAGTTTAATGTTGAAGAAAAAGATGGAATGTTTGGTGACTTTAGAGGTGGTGGTATAATTATAAGTACACCACAAGGGTCAACTGGTATTAACAAAAATAACAATGGTCCTATACTACCACTATCAACTGATTTGTGGAGTATTACTGGTGACAAATGTAACAGAAAAATTGAATATGTTATAGAACCAAGGGAAACTGTTATATCTGTTAAGAGTAGAACACCTGTAACACTATGGGCAGACGGTTCTAATACAGTTATAAAAAATGTACAACGGGTAACAATATCAAGTGGTGATAGTGTAGAAGTGTTGTTTAATGACTTTGAAGAGTTTATTAAAAAGAGAAGAATCTAGTTAAGGTATTAAGATGAAAAAGTTTATCAGTGGTGTTTTTAAAGTTGTAGGTGTCATTTTTATAATGATTGGAGATTGGTTTACAGATGTTTCTAATTGGATTGCTACCGATGTTAAAAAAGAAGAAAAAGAAGTTAAACATCACTCTATTGAAACTGACAAAGACTATGAAAGATTATGGGATTATAACTAATGGTACTTACAAAAGAACAAATAGACGAATTAATTGAGTCTAAAGAAGAAATTATTAGAGTTTGCGCAGAAGACCCTTCAGCATTAGATGAAATTCATAAAGTGTTTGACAGTATTATTGATAGAGGTCAATATATATTAAACAATGTTGAAAGTATATTTTTGAACTACGAGTTTAAAAATGAGTTAGATGAAGAAGAAGCCTTAATAGTAAAAGACACACTTTGGAATATGTTTACTTGTAAAGAAGATGATTTTATGAAACCTTCTGACTTTGAAGAACTTATTGAAATGGTGTTAGGAATCGATAAAAAAATAATGAGTCCTCTTTTTGAGAGTTTACTAAAAGGGTTTTTTATACCATCTGTTAAAACATTAATACTAATTAGACCAGATTTATCTCATACTTCTGCACTAATAGATGTAATGAACAGTTGTATAGCAGAGCAATACAATGAATACTAAAGTATCAATACAAGATGAATACTACACAATACTAGATGTAAATCAAAATCCAAATAACATATATGTATTTGGTGATAACTTAATTGAAAAAGGGTGTGGTGGACAAGCTATAATCAGATACTGCTCTAATAGTTTTGGTATTCCAACAAAAAGATTACCTACTATGGATTTTGAAGCATTTTTTAGAGATAGAGATGAAGAGTTTATATCAGTAAATTTAAAAATCAAAGAACTAGTAGAACTAAGCAAAACGCACACTATAGTGTTTCCTAAAGATGGAATTGGTACAGGTTTGGCTGCTATGCCAAAATCAAGTCCTAAACTATTTCAGTACTTATGTGACAAAATAGAAGAACACTTTGGATTAATAATGACAGATAAAGGATTTATATGAGAACATTAGAAGAATTTGAAGGACAAGAATGGAGATGTTATCACTTTGGTAACTTTTACTTAAGTTCTATCCAACAAGGAATTCAAGCAGCACACGCACAAATGGAACTGTTTAACAAGTACACACCAAACTTAGGTAATATGAATGAAGTTGATGATGTTCCACAGATTGATATGTTGTTTACTTGGTCAACAGAACACAAGACAATGATTTGTTTAAATGGTGGTATGAACATTGACTTAATCAATATACACGACATTTTAGCAACAGACAGAAATCCATATCCTTGGAGTAGATTTCTTGAGCATGGTGATGCTCTTAACGGTCTATTAACAAATTTAGCAATAGTATTACCCGAGTTTATTTTTTGTACTGCTGAAAAAATTAGAAGTAGAAAGTATTATTTAGAAGGTAATGTTGTAAAAGAACCACCAGTACAACCTATGACAGAAGATGGTGCAATGTTAGCAGTACATTTAGAACCTATAACTGTATGTAAGTTAACAGATTTTGAAGTACAGTTAGTTGATGTATTAAATCAATGTGGGTTAGCAAGATAATGAAAAATATTAACTTATTTGGAGGTCCAGGTACTGGGAAGTCGACGATTGCTTCAGAATTATTCACTGAAATGAAAAAAAGAAATGACAAAGTAGAATATATACAAGAGTATGCTAAAGAGTTAACATTTGGTAAGGATTTTACTAGACTTGCAGACCAACTACACATATTAGGTGAACAGCACCATAGAATGTATAGATTAAGAGACCAAGTAGATTTCCTTATCCACGATAGTCCATTTGTTATGGGTGTAGTATACTTACAAAAAGATAGACATTTACCAAAAAAACTATACAAAAAACTTGTAACAAAAATGTTTAAAAGTTATGATAATATCAATATATTCCTTGAAAGAGATGTTGAAAAGTTTGGTTATGAAACATATGGCAGAAATCAAAACTTAGAAGAAGCACAACAAAAAGACAAAGAAATAAAAGATATGTTAAAAGAATCTAACATTCCATTCATAACAATAAAAGTTGGTAAAAAGACAACAAAAAAGATTTTAAACTTACTAGTTTAAGTTGTTTTTAAGTGTATAGAGTATATAATTATACATATACAAAAAAGGAATGATTATGACAGAAGAAACAAACCTAGATTTTCTAATTGATGTTGAAAATGATATAGAGATTGACCTTGATAACATAAAAGTACCAGAAAAAAAGAAAGAAATCACAATAGATGAATATTTTGATTATTTGGCAGAACAAGAAGAAGAACGAGTACTTCTATTTAATTACTCATTTTAAAAGGAAATATTATGATTATTACAGATAAAAATACAGGATTATTTATTCACCCAAACTTTGACTCAGGTTCTTATATGGGTTCTTTCACACTTTTACATAATGAGTTAAAAAATTTAGACTGTCAAGACCCAAAATGGGATGTTTGTTCAATGTTAATTTCAACATATGTTGGTAGTTACTTAGATGGTACAATGAATGAATTGGTGTCAGGTAGAGGTGATGAATATATACCGCCACAAAAAGGTTATCAAACAGATGATGATGCTAGAAGTTTTATACATAACGAGGGTGTTGGGTATGCTGTTACTAGATACATTGATGCTGAACAGTTCTCAAACGAAAAGACTAGACAGTTATGGCATAAAGCAGAGAAAGCAATACTTGAACTTGAAAAACATCTTGGTGTTGAATAATGACATTAAATGAAGCAAATAAAGTACTTGAAAGTTTAAGAGAACTTTCAGTTGATGTAGAATACTTCTCTTGGGGACCATCATATGAGTTTGCCCAAGCAAGACAAAAAGAAGCAATATCAATACTTACCAATTATGTTAAAGAACTAGAGGAACAAAAGTTAAAAAATGATGTTGGTGCTGGTATGTTAGATTCAATTGAACAATGTCCAGAATGTGAAGATGGTATAGTAATAAGTAAAATGAGTGGTGGTTATCATTGTAATAAATGTAATTATGGAGAAATTGCATTTTAATTATTATAAATATGTTTCACACGGAGGTACATTATGTTAATAAAAGATGTAGAAGAGATATTGTTCTCTATAAACGAGTATGAAATCAAAACTTTCAAAGAAGATATACCAATAGAAGAACAAATTGGTGATTATTTTAATGAAAAAATGGGCTCAGATAAAACTATATTAAAAGTTGAAACATTAGGTGAAAAAGGTACAAATTTACAATTTTTAATTAAATACACTTACTAATTAAGTTCTTTTTAAGTGTATGTAGTATATAATTATACTATATAAAAAGAAGGAAAGAATATGACAAGAGTAGAAAGAGCAAACGAAATTTTAAGAAGTATTGGTACAACATCAGGTAAGTTATCTGCTATGATTGGAGCAAAAAACTTTCTTGCACTAGATAATGGAATTGCTTTTAAATTCCCTAGAAGTAATGGTGTTAACTATATTAGAATTACACTTAATGGGAAAGATTTATATGATGTAGAATATATGTATGTTACTACAAAGACAAACAAAACTAAAAGTGTATCAAATGACCTTTATAACGATATGGTTAAAAACGATATTGAACAAACTATTGAAATGTATTTGAGTTTATAATGTTAGTTCAACCTTTACAATATGAAAAAATACACACAGTAAGAGAAAAACAATCCTCTGCATTTGATAACCAAGTAAATGAAAAATTGTCAAAGGGTTGGGTAATTATTAGTATGAGTATATCAGAATTGCAATCCAGTGAATATGGCAGTAGTAGAGATATATATCTTGTTGCTATATTAGGTAAACCAATAAACAACAATTTAGACTTAAAACAGTAAATTTTAAGTTATAATTAAAGTATATTAGATTATAATAAAACAAAAAGGAAAGATTATGACAGAAATTGTAGCAGAAATGGTTGAAGAAAATTTAAAATCAGATAGAGTTGACATTATTAAATTAGAGTCTGACTTTAATTCGTTTAAGAAAAATGACACAGTTAAAACTATGAAAATTACTGAAACTATTCAGATGATGGAATTAGATACTGTTAAAGATTTAATACTTGATGCAAAAGAAAAAATCGAAGACTATGCTCAAGGTAACAGCTCAAGTTTCTTAGGTAGAGCAAAAAGTAGAGCAGCAAGTTTACCATTAATTGGTGGGTGGGCAAAAAAGTCTATTGAGTCTGCACAAAGAACAAAAGATGAAAATTCATCTATTAATGATGTATTTAAATCAATTTTTAACAACTTTACTGCTAAGCAAGATAGAATTATCGACTTAGTTGGAATGTTAGAAGGTATGAGACAAAAGTTATCAGAGCAAACTGAATATGTTCAAGGTATTATTGAAATTACAGATGAAATGATTGAAGATAATGAGTCAATGGCTGATGTGTTTAGAGCAAAGAGACTTAATGAGATGGCAAGAACAACTATGTTAAAGAACCAAGATAAAATTAGTAACAAAATTGAACCTGCACTTATGTTAGCTGCTAAGTCATTAGAGAATATGACTAAAATTTTACCATCATTAGAAAGTGATATGCTAGACGAGTTAGGTATTAATGGTGCATTAAATTCATTTAAAGATGTAAATGTTATGTTAAAAGAAACAATGGAACTAGCAAACAATATTACTGCTATATCTGCTCAAAGTACACAAGACCTTATGTTAGAAGTAATGGACATTGCTGATACGAGTGAAAATATCAAGTACATTGAAGAAGCACAAAGTAGAAGAAGTGGTTTCCAGAAGAAATTTGAAGGTGTTATGTTAGAAAGTGCTAAGAAACAAGAAGAAAACTATCAAAAAGTTAAGACTCTTGCAGAGAACTACAAAGAAAACGAAACACTGTCTGCATTAGTTGATAGTTATTCAAACACTGCTATGTTAATTGAAGCGAAAGGTAAGTAATGAAAAATTTCACAGATAAAGAAGTATTAGAGTTAACAACTGCCGAGTTTATTGGAAGAGATGAAGAAGAAGTAAGAGTACTGTTAGATGACATAGTTATTACAGGTTTTGATACAGTTGAAATTAATGGAGTTACATCTAAACTTAATAGAGAAAACATTGAGAAAATTATTCTTAAAAAAGGTAAACTATCATTAGTTAAAGCGGATATTGATGCTCAAGCAATTGGAGAATACATTAAAACTAGTATTGACACAGGTATTGAGAAAGAGATTAAAACATTATCTAAAGCAGTGTTTGACTTAACAAAAGAAATGAAATATAGTGTAGAAAATATTAATAAAATTACTAATGATGTTGGGTTGTCAATTGACAACCAGTTTAAAACTGTGAATAATATTTCAATTAATTATGATAATACTAGAAATAATGTTGAGAAAATTATTAAAGAGTTAAAAGTGCTAATTGAGGAGTAATATATGTTTGGATGGTTTAAGAAAAAAGATACTAGAACAAAGATTATAGAACAATACAAAAAACAGTTAGACAGACTAAACAAAATTGATGAAAACTTTGTACAAACCGAAACAAATATCCTTGAAAATGCTAGAGAAGTTTTAATATCAGATTTAGAAGTTATTGGTGAAATTTATGCTACAACTGTTAAAGGTAAAGAAGAAATTGAAATAACCCTTAAAGATGTTGATAAACAAACCCCTCTAGTGGACAAAATATTAACACCAGTAGGACATTACAGTAGAGAAATTGAATTCACGGGTGATGTATCAATTGTAGATAATTTAGTAAAAGTACAACCTGACTCATATGTAGTAGAGTTTGTTAGTGTTAATAGTGATTACTATCATAAGTTTGAGAATATATTAAAGAAAAGAGATAAAATAAATTCCTCAAAACTTAAATCTAAAGTAAAAAGATTGTACAATAGTAAAGTACTTGAAACAAAATATAAAACCGAAGCAATATGTAAGTTTTCACCTATGTTTGGTAAAAATATGGATGAATGGTTAAAAGAATATGAGTTTAATAGTGTTAAATTAAAAGAAGTTGAAAGATTTAAAGATTTGGAAGATATATTTTATCTAAGACAAGAAAATAAACCTTGGCAAACTATTGTATTAATTCCATATTGTAAATTGGAAAATTTATTATCAAACAAATACTACAAATATATGTTAGATAATAATAAATTATCTATTGCATATCATAAAGGATTATAATGATTTTTGGTACTAGAACAGAAATAACAAAAGAAATATTAGATAAATCTATGAGGAATATTGAAGAGTATATAGAGGAAGAAATAGGTACTGAAATAGGTAAAGAATTAATCAAAAAATACAAACCCACTAAATATGAAACCTCAATTCAAACAGTTGTATACGAACAAAGAATATGGGCAATAGAACATGACGATTATAAAAAAAGAGTGAAAGATATTATTGACATTTTAGAATATAATAATATAAATTCTAATGACACTCAAAAAATAATAAAAATATTAACCAATTAAATAAAATAAGGAAAAATATGACATTAGCAATTGTTGGTAGTAGAAGTTTTATAGACTATAGTTTAGGATACTTAACTACAGATGAATTTGTATCAGAACTAAAAGAAAGTAATATAATAGTAGATAGTGTAGTTTCTGGCGGGGCTAATGGTGCAGATAAATTTGGTAGACAATTTGCTAGAAGTAGAAGAATGGGATACAAAGAACACCCAGAAGATTGGCACAATTATGGTAAAGCAGCTGGTATGATAAGAAATAAAGACATTATCAATGATGCTGACTGTGCTATTGTATTTTGGGATGGAGTGAGTAAAGGTACAAAAAATATCATTGAACACATAATGTCAAAAGGTATTCCATATCAAATCATTAGATTTGATAAAAGTGACACAGAGGAATGGTATGATAACTGAATATTGTAATGATTGTGATAAAATAAAATCACTACAGAGAGAAATTGAAGTTCTAAAAGAACAAATAGAAAGATACAGATATGACGCATTAACAGGACTACCAACTAGAATAGACTTTGAAAGTGATTATGAAAATCATATTCACGACTACAACACCTTTAACGAAACTTTTATGCTAGGTATAATTGACTTAAATGACTTGCATAATATAAACAAAGACAAAGGGTATAAAGCAGGTGACAGTGCCTTGCTAGAAGTTTCACAGACATTACAAGAATTATTTTTTGATTGTTCAATATATAGGATTGGTGGTGATGAATTTGCACTATTATGTAGAAGATTATCATTAGATAAGTTTACTAGTATTATTAACCACTCAAACATCAATTGTAAAGTATCAATAGGTGCTTGTAAATCTAAAGGTGTAAATATATCGAAAAGTGATATGTTTAAAATAGCAGACGACCTTATGCTTATCGATAAATCAAATAAAAGAGTAGGAAGATTGAACTGTAAGATTGAGTTTCCATTTAAGTAATATCTAAGAATAATTAGTATATAATATACTTATAAAACAGAAGGAATGTATATGTATAGTAAAGACGACACTATTGTATTAAACGGAACTCAAGCAAACGAAATACAAGAACTAATCAACAATCAACAAAGACTTATAGAAACTTTACAAAATGAAGTAAAACTTAAAGAACAAAAGTATATTGATGTTAAATGGGACTACAATGATTTACTTAAAGAGTTGTCAAAATTAAGAAAAAAAGTAGAAACATATAGTCACGAATACAACAAAGCAAAAGAATTAGGTGACCTTATGGCTAAAGCATATAAAAAAGAAAAGTCTCAAAAAATAAAGTTACAAGATGAAGCAGAATTTTTAAAAAGTAGACTTGAAGTGTCACACAAAATGTACTCAAAAAAGACAGAATATATAACATCAAAAAAAGAACCTAAAGTTGCTAAGAGAACATACAAATTTGAAGAGGTATATGTATAAATACAATAAAAAGGAAAACTATGTTATTTGATTATATTATTAACATATCATATCTAGTTGCTTCGTCATCTTGGTTTAATATGATTATGTCAATGGACACAAAAACAAGTTTAGCAATTATGTTTAGTCTCTCACTTACTAGAGAAGGTACAATTACTGAATATTAATCAGATTTATATATTTAAGCAAAAAAAGAGGAAAAAATGACATATAAAAATTTAATTTTAAATTTAAACGAATCTAACATAGATATAGATTTACTTATTAGATATTACGAGGACGAGTTCGATGAAGAATTTTATGATGAAGAAGAAGATGAGTACGAACAAGATGTAATTGACTCTATTTTTGAATACTCTGCATCTGAATATTTATTTGCAGCAGCTTCATCAGAGTATGAAACTTTAAGTGAAATTTTTGGGGAGTACTTCAGAGATAACGACAAAAGTAAATTATTTGATAGAAATATTTATGATGATGATGACTTTATGAAACTTCTTATCAAAGATAAAAATGTTACAACTGGTGATGAATTAGAATATGCTATTGATTGTTGGGGCTATATTATTGACAAAAACGCAGAAAAAACAATTGACCGTGTATTAAATTCAGTTAACATAGACAAAATACCACTTGAAATGTTAGAATACATAAACGATTACTATGGTATCGAAGATTTTATAAAGAATAATGTTGAAGATAGACCAGAAATATCAAAATTAATACTAAGTGGTGATATTGACGGTGATATGGATGAATTTGGTAAAAATTCTGATATGGTAGCACTTATATTAAAAGATGTAATTGATAAAATGTCTGATTGGGATACTATTGAAAAATACTCTTGGGAATTAAGAGGATTATTAGGCGTTGACAGATTAAAGTATGCACTAGATAAAGGGACATACACTAAAAATAAAAGAGTATTAATTGATGAAGTTGAAAACTTAATGGCTGGAAAGGATAGTGGACACCCATTCAGAAGCTATGGTGCACAAGCAGTACAAGAAGTGTTTGAAGATTATGATTGGTCAGACGAAGAGTTAAATGATATGATTCAAGATAATTACAAACTAAGTAAAGTAGATTTTGAAATGCCATATGAAATGATTAATAGAGACGCAAATAGAAAAGAAGCAGACCATATTGCTGCACAAGGTCCAAACTATAGACACGATTAATCGTGTCTTAAGTTTAGATATAGTATAATAATACAAGTTTACATAGAACTTATCTATGTTGGTGGTTGGATAGATTATCTGTAAAAAAGATAAAACAAGGAAAGAAAATGAAATTCACACATAATAACACAGAATACGAGTTAATGTTCTTAACAGTGGCTGGAAGTCACTTATATGGAAATAGCAGACCAGAGTCAGATTGGGATTATAGAGGCGTTTTTATGGCATCTAATGATACATTCACAGGTTTACTTGGAAAGACTGAACAATTAGAGGGACAGACAGTATATGATGCTCTTGTTAAAGCTGGTATGGAACTAAATGAGACAGATGATGTCGTACTTTATGAGTTAAACAGATTTTGTCAATTAGCACTGGATAACAATCCGAACATAATGGATATGTTATGTCACGATTACACTAACCCTAAGTTCTCTTTATATAAAAGTAACAGTGGTCAGAAATTGTTAGAAAACAAAGATTTGTTTATGAGTACAAAACTTAAGCATACATTTAGTGGTTATGCTATGGCACAGTTAAAGAGAATCAAAGGTCATAATAAGTGGATAACTGAATTTCCAGACACTGATGCAGTATTATCATTTACAAAATATATGTTTGAGCAAGATAGGGTTGATTTTAATTGGGTTTGTGACAACTTTGGTGGAGAAGTTGCCGAAAAGGTAACAGGTGAAAATGCACAAAAAAACACAAATAAAGAATGTGTATCTTGGAAAGAATTTGTAACATTGAGAGCAGAAATGAGCAATGGTGATGGATTTCTAGAAAATTATAGATTACCTCAGTTAATTGACTACTGTCATCCAAAAGACTTAAAAGGTAAACAAATGAGTATAAAGGCAAAACTGTCTGATTACGAATTATTTGAACGACTTGGAATAACAAGTTTAGAATTATTTTTAAGAAAACAAGCATCATTTAGAACACTATCTCCTAGTATGTTAGTTGTGTATACTGGTGGTAACGGATTATTCTCTAAAGAGGGTAACTTAAAGGCAAATGACCCAGAGAAGGTAGGTGAGTTTGTATGTTTACTTTCAGTTGACCAAATGAAATACAAATCTGACAAAGACCATGTTAAGAAAATGTGGCATTGGAAATGTAACAGAAATGAGAAAAGAGGTGCTCTAGAGGAACAGTTTGGTTATGATACTAAGCACGCATCACATTTAGTTAGATTGATGGAAGGTTGTAAAGATATACTATCTACTAGTGTATATGAGCCGACACTTTCAGGTGATAGATTAAAACTTGTAAATGATGTTAGAAACGGCGAATATACATATGAATGGGTTGTTGAGTATGCTGAGAAACTTGACAGTCAGTTACAAGAAATGATGAAAAAATCTGAATTACAAAAGAAACCAAACCATAAAAAAGTTAACGAATTAGTACTAGAATTAAGAAAAAATTAGGTATAATAAAACAAAAAGGTAGTTTATGATTAATGCTGATAATTTAGTTCAAACTCAAACTGAGATTTTAGGGGAGTGGTATATTGCTAAACCTTTAACTGCTCCTTTTATAATGAGACTTAAAGATGCTTGGAAAGTACTCGTTGGTGACGCACAAGCAGTTTCCTTTACAGAAGTGATAGATGTTAAAGAAATGATGATTGATAAAATTAAAACACTTTATAATTTAAATGAAGAATTTAATTTGAAAAATAAAAAGTGTAATGAAGCACAGAAAAAAATACTAGGTACAAAATTAGATAAAAACCTATCTGGTATTAAATTATCTATTGGTAAGGATAATAATAATAAAGTTCTAAATATCAGTGATTACACTTTTATTATATTTGATAATGGTAATATGACAGTAGAAATGAATGGTGTTAACAAAACATACGATAATGAAATCCTATCTAACATATACAAAGATACTAAATTTAAATTTATTTTTGATAAAACTGTATCAATTTATAAAGATTTAGATAAAGCAAGAGAAACATTATTATCACCAATTAAAACAGTAGAGGAGTAGAAAATGAATGTTTTTACAGAAGAAGATTTATTAGAAATAAAAGACAGTGTCTTAGAACAAATGAATTTACATCTTAATACTAATGCTCACACTTGGGCCGAAGAATGTGCTGTTAATAAATGTAAAATTATTGTTCAAAACACTATAGATATGTTAGTTGAAAGGGAAATTAATGTCAAAAGTAATTCTAATTAATGGTAAAAAGAGAAGCGGAAAAGATTATTCTGCTGATTTAATCAAAAAAAGATTAGAAAAAAAAGGGTACACTGCTGAAATTATTAGATTTGCAGACCCTATGAAATTTATTGTTGCAGAAACATTTGGTATTTCAGAAGAAGATTTAGACACATATAAAAATGATGTTGTAGAGTTTGGTTACGAGATTAAAGCATATCCAGATAATCAACCATCAGTAACAATCCTTCAAGATAGTTTTAGAGGTGCTTTACAAAGATTTGGTACTGAAGCAATGAAACCTGTATTTGGTGATAACATTTGGGCAAAACTTCTATACAAAAAAGCAAAAAAACTTGATGTTGATTTTGTATTAGTACCAGACTTTAGATTTTTAGTTGAGTACAAAAAGAAAGCAATTACATTAAAAATTAGACACGATGTATTAGAATCAGAGTGTACAGACACACACGCAAGTGAAACAGAGTTAAATGATTTTAACTTTGATTATGAAATTGACAACACTGGTTATCCTGATACAACAGACCAAATTAAGAAATTTGTGAAAATAATTACTAAATAAGTTTACTTTAATGTAGTGTAAAATAGGTTGGTTTACTTAAACATTCAGTATAACCTCCTATTTTTTCCTTAGGTGTATATTTAAAGAACTCATTTTCAGATAATAATTGTTCTTCTTTTTCCTTACAATCTAATAATGTCCCTTCATATAAATCTATGACTTCTATTTTATAATATTTCCTTATTTGTTTAAATCTATCAATTATACCTTTAGTGGTTATACCAACTTTATAAAATTTTTCATTATTTTCAATATGTGTGAACTTTAGACTATATAGAATGCAGTAATCATCTTTATGTTCATTTAACTTAAGAGTATTAATACTCATTGATGTATAAATGGGTTGTTTACAATGTGGACATTTAGATTTTAGATTTTTGTTTAAAAAATCTTTAGGTAGTATATTAAACTCACCGTGCTCTTTACATATAACAGTTATAGGTCTATCTCTCCTAGTGTATTTTACTTTAGATAAATCATATATATTACCATTTATTTTTAATGCTTCTTTGATGTACTCTTTATGGGTCTTTTCTTGTTTACATTTAGGACATCCTCTACCACTCGTTAAAGACCTTGCTTGAGGTGTAAATACACCATGGTATACACATTTAACTTCTATTTTCTCTTCTATACCTACAAATTTATTTTTGTCAATCTCAATTGTATAAAACTTCGCACCTAATGCTTTAGCACAGTCATCTATAAATTTATCAGGTGTCATTCTATTTTTACATTTAGGACATCCTCTACCACTCGTTAAAGACCTTGCTTGAGGTGTAAATGTACCATGTTCTGAACAATGTACTGTCACTCTATCAGAAGAACTAACATATACTACATCACTAAAATCTAATGTACTTACTTTACTACCCAACTTTTCTTTTACTTTTTTAATAAAAGTTTCTGTATTATATGCCATTATTAAGTCCTTTTTGTTATTATTTATACACAATTAAATGTATACTAGTACATTTAAAAGTAATCGTGTAATTAATACATAAAATTAAGGATAATTTAATCTAAATTACACAATTTTACACGATTTTATGGTATAATTATACAGTTACAAAAAGATAACTAAATAAAAACAAAAGGAGAACTTATGAAAAAGTTACTATGGATTGCAATATTAGCAACAGGAATTATGGCGGCAGAGGTTAGTACTGCAAGTTGTGTAGGATGTCACGGAGCGGATTGGTCAAAGTCTGCACTAGGTAAATCTAAAATTGTTTCTGAAATGACACAAGAAGAGATTAAAACTGCATTAAACGGATATAAAGATGGAACATATGGTGGACCAATGGCAGGTGTAATGAAAGGTCAAGTTATGAGATTAACTGACGCTGACATCGCAGCAATTGCTTCACAAATCAAACCACAATAAATGGATAATCTAGTAGTATACTACTAGATTTTCCAAACACTTACTACATAAAAAACAATCAAAAAATTAAGTAAAATTTAACTATAATTAGTTTATACAATATAAAACAAAGGATAATAATGGAATTTAAAGTATTAAATGATGATATTATTAACTATGCGAAAGAAAGATTTACAAAAAAATATACAACTGTAGATTTTGATACTGCACTAGAAACATACAAAAATATGAATGATTTTAAGATTTCTGAAAATGTATTTAATAATAATAAAAATTTTGATGAAAAAGTACACTATTTGGTTAGACTAGTTACACAATACCATATGGAATGTGTATTTAGAGCAATGAAAATTGATATGACAGATGAAAATGTTGCAGGGGAAACTGGTACACCTTACAGATTTACTAAAATGTATTGTGGTGCAGACTTAGAAGATGATACAGAATTATTATCTGGTAGATGGACTAAAAAACCTAGAATTGCATCATTTCCAAATGAACATAAACAAAAGTTTCCAATTACGAAAAGAGTTGATGTTGTAAGTGTATGTTCACACCACACTGCACCATTTAGTACTATGTTTAGAGATGACTCTTATGCTATTATTTCTTATATACCTGAAGATAAAATTTTAGGTATTAGTAAATTACAGAGGATTGTTGATTGGGTTGCTAGAAGAGGACATTTACAAGAAGGTCTTACACAAATGATTTATGAAGAAGTAAGTGCTGCTGCAGAGACTGCTAATGTGTATGTAAAACTATGTAATCTTGTACATACTTGTGAATCGTTAAGAGGGTCACAGTCTAAAGATGGAACATTTACAAGTGAATATTATGGTGGTGAGTTTGAAAACTTTGAAAATAGAAAAGAAGTACAGTTAAGTATTAAATAAGGATTAGTGTGAAACATATTATAGATAAATCGTTTAGTTTTTGTTATGGACATAGAGTTCATAATCAAAGACTTGATACAAATTTTACAGAGAGTGGTGATGCTTGTCTTGCTTGTAGACACTTACACGGACACGAAGGTTTAATTAAAGTTTTCTTAGAAGAAGAAAAAACTGGTATTAATGTACAATCTACTGGAATGGTTACAGATTTTAAACACCTTGGATGGTTTAAGAATTTTATTGATGATACATTAGACCATAAAATGATTTTAGACATTAAAGACCCACTATTACCTAATGAACTAGAGAGTTACACTCGTTGGATACTAAAGAGTTAGATACACAATATTTGATTACAGATAGTAGAGGGTTTTCAACAATTGCTTTAGGACAACTAGTAGAAGATTTATCTTTAGATTTAGATAATCCAGGTGATAAAGCAATATATGAAAAATATGAAGGTATTGTTATTGTTGATTTTGTTCCTACATCAGAAAACTTAGCAGGTTGGTTGTTGACAGTTGCACAAGAAAAAATGAAAGGTATACCTAACATTAAAGTAGCAGCAGTTGAATATTGGGAAACTCCAAAAAGTCACTGTAGAGTAGAATCATAATGTCATACGCAATATTAGGAGGTATACTACTTATAATAGGTGCCTTCTTTGTATTTAGAGGGCAAATATTTATAAGTGTAGGAATATATTTTGTTGCTGATATTTGTTGGGTTGTACTTGCTTATCAACAAAATGATTACATAGGTATGTTACTTATTAGTATAGGTATGTTATTAGGTTTAGGTGCATATATTAAGATGAATACTGGTATAATGCATAAGACATTACATAAGGATAGAGATGGATAAAGTTTATTATAATTGGGAAAATTTTGAATTAGATGTTGCTAAAATTCACGGGGAATTAGTTGAAGGTCCTACACCATATTTTGTTTCGATACACAGAGGGTCGTTACCACTTGGTGTTAAATTATCAAACAAATTTGATACACCTTTAAGTGTTATTAAGTTTCAGACTAGAGATGGTCAAGATAAAGAGCCACAGTTTGTTATTAACGAGATACCTTCAAAAGATTCTAAAGTTATTGTTTTAGATGATATTTTTGATACTGGTTTAACACTTTCAAAAATTAAAGAAATAATGAGCGATTATAGTAATGTACATTATTATGTTATTCATAGTAATACAAAAGCAGATAGAGTAACAGATATGAATGTACTTGCTTGTAACAGTACAACAGGAGAATGGGTGGTATACCCTTGGGAGTAAAAGATGAATAATGTTTTTTTATTAAGTCATAACGATATGGATGGTTATGGTTGTGTATTAAGTGCCAAAAAAGCATATCCTGAATGTAGATATATGAATGTTGGTTATGGTGACATTGTATCTACGCTCCATTATATGTCAGCTGAAGTGCTTGATGGTTCAATTGACACAGTCTACATAACAGATTTAAATTTTGATGAAATATGTACAATAGAACTATATAAACAAGTAAAACACTATCCGTCTGTTAACTTTACATATGTAGACCACCACCCATTCCAATCTGATAAGCAATTTCAGATATTTGAAAAACTAAAAGAGTTTCCAAATTTTAAGATGGTACACACTGAAAAGAGAAGTGCTACTTATATATTTTATAAGTACCTATTAAGTAAAGAGTTATTTCAGTTTGATGAAAGTTATGAAAAGTTAATGAGTTCAATTGATGCTTATGACACTTGGAAAACAGATACTGTTTATTTTAAACCAGGTTTACTTTTAAATGATATTTTTTACAATTGGCCTAAAAGTAGATTTATGAATGAATTATTAACTGAAATGAAAATAACAGATAATATGAAAAAAGAAATGAAATCGTTCTCAGAAAGAAAAACTGCACTATTTAAACGATTACAAGATGGTGGATTTATTATTCCATTTGGAAATGTTCTTATGTTCCTTTGTGATGATTTTGTATCACATATGACAATTGATTATCCTGGTTATAAGTACTATGTTAATGGTAGAAGTTATGGTGGAGTATCAGTTAGAATAAGTCAAGAAATAGAAGACCCTAAACATATTAAAGACCATATTAACAAAGCTTTAGAAAGCAACCCTTATGTTGCATCTAGTGGAGGACACGACCACGCATTTGGAATAACATTACAACCTGAGTATAAAAATAAAATGCTTAGCGTAGTAGAGACACTAGTAAAAGAATTAAGCAAGTTTTAATCTTTCTTTTGGTATAATATATTATATCAAAAAAGGAAAGATTATGTATAAATTTGAATATTCAACAAAATGGTTAACAGTTTCATACGAAGCAGAGGGTGTTTACAGTAGAGAAATACAAGTAAAGACTGCAGACGGTGAAACTAGAACTGACATAATCTCAAACAAACAAGCCGCATACATACAAGAAATACTTACAGAAACAATGACAGAGAATAACACTACACAAGAAGTTGGAAACAAAGTGTGTGAAGTTTACTATTCTATTGTTATATAAATTAAGAAAAAAATAGTTATAATACATAATAATAATCACAAGGAATTATATGAAAGCAAATATAGTTAAGAAAATATCTAGAAGAGATAAAGTATTACTTAGACCTAACAGATTTATTGGTAGTGTAGAACCTTATACAACTGAAAGATATATATTTGATAACGAAAAATTTACTAAAACTAAACTAAACTATTCACCAGGTCTTATTAAAATTATCAGAGAAGTTATTGACAATTCAATTGACGAAGCAATCAGAACAAATATGAAATTTGCTAACAGTATTGATATTTCTGTAAAATCTGAATTTGACGGGGATTGGATAACTATCAAAGATAATGGTAGAGGTATTCCTATTATTGAAACTGAAGGTGACGAAGCAGACGGTTCTATGATGCCAGAAGATGCTTGGTGTACACTTGATGCAGGTGCAAACTTTGATGATGAAGATGACAATACTACAATGGGACAGAATGGGGAAGGTGTTTCACTTACTAATATTTTTTCTACTCAATTTATAGGTAGTACTTGGGATGGTAAACAATCGTTTGTACTAACTGCTAAAGATAATATGGCAGATTATGATTTTAAAATTGCTAAATCTAAAAAGAAAGGTACGGAAGTAAAATTTTTACCAGATTATCAAAGGTTTAAAATAAACGACTTCAATAGAGACCATCAATTAGTGCTTATGACAGACCTAATTAACTTGTCTTTAACATACCCTGATATTAAGTTTACTTATAACAAGAAACTTGTTAAAGTAAGAAATTTTAAAGAATATGCTAAACTATTTGGTGTTGAGTCATTTGAAGTGTCTGAAACAAAAAACCTTAATATTGCTATTATGCCAAACAATGAAGACACATTTGAATTTGTACATTACATTAATGGTCTTAATGTATATAACGGTGGTAAACCGCTTGACTGGGTAATGAGAAATATTACACAAGGTATATTTGATAAAATTAGTAAAAAATACCCTAATATTAAAACAGGTGATATTAAAAATAAATTGTTTGCAGTTGCAATATTCCAAGGTATGGTAAATCCTAGATTTGAAGACCAAATTAAGTCACTTTGTTCAAACACTGTATTAGAGTTTAGACCACAAATAGAAGAACCAGACTGGAATAAGTTCTGTAACAAACTTATAAAAAATAAAGAAATAATTGAACCTATTACTGATGTTTATAGACTTAAAGAAGAGTTACAAAAGAAAAAAGAGTTACAACAGTTAGAGAAAAAAACTAAGAAAAAAGTAAAAAGTGAAAAATACTTACCTCCTACAGGTATAAAAAAGTATCTTATGATTACAGAAGGTGCTTCTGCTACAGGTGGACTTTTACCTGTACTAGGTAGAAGAGAAATTGGGTATTACGAATTAAAGGGTAAGCCACTTAATACTATTAAAGCCGACCATAAAGACTTTATGAAAAATGTTGAACTTAGAGAACTGTATGAAATTGTTAACAGTGAAGGATATCAGTATATTGTATTTGCTACTGACCAAGATTTAGATGGAATCCATATTAGAGGGTTAGGTACTGCATTTGGGTTAACACACTTAACAGAACATTTACAAAATGGTAAAATTGGAATGTTACAAACACCACTTATTGGTATTAAGAAAAATAACAAACTAGTTGATTGGGTTTATAATATGAATGATTTAACACCTGCAATTGAAAAGAAAGGTGTAGCTAAGTACTATAAAGGTTTAGGTTCTTGGAAAGAGAGTGACCTTAAGCAAGTTGTTGCTAAAGATGGTATGATGAAAATGATTGATATTTTTGAGTACGATGACCAAGCAGAAGAGATGATTAGAGGATGGTTTGACCCAGACAATGTACCGTTTAGAAAAGAAAGAATTAAAGCAAATCAGTTCTCTCTAATAAAACTATAAATATAATAAAAAAGGATATTTATCATGACTAAATTTAAAGATTTAATCGAAAAAAAGAAATGTAATAAAAAAAAGAAAAAAGAGCAAAAGCCTAAAAAACTAGAAGAATCTAAAGATATGATTTCTGATTTAAGAGATACTTTTGAAGAGTATATTTCTGACATGAGAGACGATGTATATAATATTACTGCTGGTGAATTAGACTCAACTGCTGAAACTTTATTCAATAAATTATCAGAATATAATTTTGATGATGCTATTTACGCTGCTAAAGTTGGTGATGTTAGAGAATTCGAAAAAATATTCAAAGACTTTATTGACTATGGGTTTGGAGATTATGATGAAGATGAAGCAGAAGAAATGGAAGAGTTCTGTGATAACTGTTTATATTACTCTAGTGAAATAATTGATGTTGCACTTGCTAAATCTTTTGATTCGAGTGAAGTTATGAATTTAATTGATGATTTTGAAAAAAGATTACAAAAGGTACTATAATATGAGCTTTAAAAAATTATTAGATGCTGAAATTAACGAGTCACCAGTAGGACAAAAAGGTAGAACTAGTTCTGTTGATGCTGATAATTATATAGATGAAAACCCAAAAGTGGTTAATGATTTTAAAAAAATTGTCCAAAAAATGGGTGGAAAGCAAGTTGCTAGAAGAATATTAGATAGAATGTCATTTACTAATACCAAAAGAGTAGTTGCAGAGGGTATATCTGATGTTGAAGAATATTTAAGAGATGTTGGTTTTAAAATTAAAGCAATACACCCAACTAAAGAAGGTAAAGAATTAGAGTTTTATAAAGATTACCAAGCAGAAGAAGCATTTGAAGACTTAAAGTCTGCTGGATTTTTAGATAGTTTTAATTTAGATTTACAACATAACATAATTGTAGTAGTGGAGTTATAGGATGAAAAGTTTATCATTTAAAGAGCATTTATTATTAAGTGAATGTGTAAACAATACAGTAGATATGATTTCTGAAAAGATGGAACCATTTACAAAAAAACAGTTAAAAGAGCTAGGTGATAAGTACAATGAGTTACAAACAATTAACCCTAGTTCTGATACATACAAAAAACTAAAAAAATTTATTAATATTTTACCTGTTGAAAATTTAAAACAATTAAGAGATAGCAAAATTAAATTCTTGAATGTTATGGCAAATACTGTTTTAATGAAACAAGGTATAACTGAAGGTAAAAAAGAGAGTTTAACTCCTGAAGAAATATTAAAAAATGTTAAAAAATTTAGAATGGATTCTGATGTTGGATACTTATTAACAGACGATGATATTATTATGGCACTTACTAACACAGGTATGTCTTTTGACGATGCTGAGAAGTACTTCAAAGACAATTATAAAAAAATTAAAGTATAAGGATATATTATGCCAGCAAGTATGATACCATCATTTGCCAAAAGAAGTGGTAAGTCTGAAAAAGAAGTTGAAAAACTTTGGCACAAAGCTAAAGGACTTGCTGCAGACCAAGGTCACACAGAAGAGTATGACTATATTGTAGGTATACTTAAAAGAATGTTAAGACTTAATGAAGATGAACAATTAGAAGAATCTGCTCAAATTAAATTAGATTTACTTACACAAATAACAAGTAATCTTACAAGTGCTGATGTGTCTAAACTTAAAAGGATTGCTAAAATCTTAGATGATGTAGAGGATGTTAACGAGAGTGACATTGACAATACACAAGAAGAAGTAATTACTGAAGAAGTTATATCTGATTATAATGGTTTAACAGTATATGGAGACCTTATAACACTTAGTCTTAATAAAGCGAAATATAACAATCTAATGGAGATTGAGGTTAGTGGTAAATTTACATTATCAAACTTAAAATCTGCTGAAAGACTTAAAAGTGAATACAGCGAAGAAGATTGGGATACTATTGAAAAAATATGGAACAGACTATCTGAAAAGTACGGTAACAAAATAGAAAAACAAATCAAAAAGTTTGAGCAAGACTTAAACAACACTATCATTGATATGGAAAAAGAGTTAGAAAAATTCTAACCTTTTCCCCTCTAAACTAAAATTAAGTTAAAATATACTATAATACACTATAATACATTTGAAAGGAATGCTTTGAAAATATCTGATTTTTTAAATAATGAACTAGTAGACTATGCTTCATATGATAACTTAAGGTCTATTGCAAGTTACATTGACGGTCAAAAGAACTCTAGTAGAAAAATTTTACATACAGTTTTAAAGAAAAACATTAAAGATGAAATAAAAGTAGCACAACTTGCTAACAAAATGGCAGAGTTCACACAGTACTTACACGGAGATGCTTCAGGTGTAGTTGTTACTATGGCACAAAATTATGTTGGTACAAACAATATGCCATTACTTGCTAGAGAAGGTAACTTCGGTACAAGATTTAAACCTGAAGCATCAGCGCCTAGATATATCTATACTATGAAAGAAAAGTATACTGATAGTTTATTTAATAAAGATGATGAGCCAATTTTAATTAAACAAGAATTTGAAGGTGACGAAATTGAACCTAGATTTTATATTCCGACACTACCTATATTATTACTTAATGGTTCTATGAACTGTATGACTCCTGGTTTTAGTCAACATATATTACCAAGAAACCCAGATGAAATTAAAGAATATATTAAGTTAAAACTAAATAATAAAGACACATCTAATATAATGCTAACACCTTATTTTAAAGGATTTGAAGGTAGTATTAGACAAGGTGCAGAGAGTAATAAATGGGAAATATTAGGTAAGTTTGAAAGAGTTGGTACTGCAGGTTTAAGAGTAACAGAGCTACCTACTAATTGGGACTTAAAAAAGTACACAAAATTTTTAGACGAATTAATAGATAAAAAAGTAATTAAAGACTTTAAAGATAAATGTGAAAATGACAATTTTTCTTTTGAAATTAGAGCAGACCAAAAGTTTTTAAAATTACCAGATGAAAAAATATTAGAAAAACTAAAGCTTATTAAAAAAGAAAGTGAACAGTATAATGCTATCGATGAAAACAATAAAATGAGATTGTTTGAAGGTGTACACGATATATTAGATAGTTTTATTGAAATTAAACGAGAGTATATACAAAAAAGAAAAGATTATCAATTAAGTGTACTTAAAGATAAAATGAATATTGAAGCATCTAAATACTTGTTTATTAAACATATTAACGAAGGTGATATTGTAATAAATAAAAAGAGTAAACAAGAAATTATAGACCAACTAGAAGAGTATGAAAGAATTATACATAAAGATGGTACATATGATTATTTACTTAATATGAGTATATATAAATTAACATTAGAAGAAATGAATAAAGCTAAAGAAAGTATTATGACTATGAAAGAAGAATATAAGTATTTAAGTTCATCTAGTGTAGAGGATATATGGTTACGAGAAATCTAAGAGAGGTGTAACATTTATTTTAAAGAAGACAACGAAACTTACAATAACTTATCAGAGTTTAAGGATATTGATTATATAAATGGTGGTATAAAAAGAGTTGTAAACATTGAAAATTACAATGAAAAGTATATACACGACCAATTAGTAGAGTTTAAAGAACTTATAATGTCAATGAGACCTTATATAAAATTTGAAACTACTATGGAATACTTATGGATGGATTCATTAAGTAATATATTTGATTTTGACCTTCAATGGAATAATAATCACAAAAGGTCAGAGTATATAAATCTACCTCAAATAGACCAGTCATTGGATAAACTTTACAATTATGTTATATGTTTACGAGGTGGTTACCCACAACAAAGAAACACATTTTTAAAAAAAATGGCAATGTTAGACCCGAATACTAAATTAATCGACACTCCGATTGATGGGTTTAAATTCACAATATGTCCAATGTTTAAAACAATATTTACAGGGGATTTTCATAGATATTGGAATCCATATAATATGATTGACACTGTATCGTATAGTAATTTTAATATTAACCAAATTTTGGATATAATAAAAACACAAATACATGATGATGAACAATTAAGACTATACAATTTAATAATAGACGGTAATTTATTTCAACCATATTTAAATAAGATGTATGAACATACAAAGGCTGCAGGTAGACAATATTTTGATTTATATGTAGTTGACCCATATATGTTTGATTATTTAAATACACCAGTACAAAAGTGTTATTATAAAGTATATGGTTGGAATAAAAGACCAGTACCAAAAGACTTAAATTGTTATGTTTTTGATAATTTAAAGTGGTCAACTGAAGTTAATGTACCTACTAAAGCAATTGTACTAGAAGATAATATTAATAAAACACTTGCTAAATTACTTACTGGTAAAATTGAAGACATAAAACACTTTATGAATAAACCACTAATAGACCCATAGAAAGGAAACGAATGGATTTTGATGCTATAAGACAAAGATACAGAGACTTTGTTGATTGGAATAAAGATAATATAGAAGAGCGTATCACAAGAACTGCTGGTGAGTACGCATACTATCAAACATTATATATTCAAGTTAGTAAAAAAAAGAATGAATTAGAACAAAAACTAGATGAAATGTGGCATGGTAAATGGAAGTACTATAAGTATGAATTTGATGTAGCACTAGATAAATCTGAAATAAAAGGTTTTATTGACAAAGATATTGACATGATAAAATTAAGAGGTCAAATAAGTAACCACGAAAGTTATGAAAACTTTTTTAAAGAGTGTATGAAAAATATTGACCAACTTAGATGGGATATGAAGCATTACATACAATACAAACAATTTATGGCCGGTATATCATAATGAGAGTATTATGTGAAGATGTAAATGAGTCATATTGTAAATTAGATTTTTCTGAAATAAATGACCCATATAAATTAGCAGAGCTAAAAGTTATGTTTGCTGACCAACTATCTGCTTTTACAGAAGGATACAAGTTTACACCATCATTTAGAGCAGGATTGTGGGATGGTAAGAAAAACTTTTATAAAATGGTAGGCGACTTAATGGTATTTCCTAAAGGAATGTGGAAGTACTTAGATAGAAAAGTTTCAAAAAACCTACCAGACATAAACTTTGAGTATATGTCTAATACACATTTTGAAACAGTTTCTAAAGAAGATTTTGACACATTCTTAAAGTCACTCCACCTACCATTCCCGCCATATGATTATCAATATGATGCTGCATTTGAAGCAATCAATTCAGGTAGGATGACAATAGGTGCTGCGACTTCTGCTGGTAAGTCATTTATCATTTATATAATATTTAGATGGATGCTTGACAAAGGTATAAAGACTATGCTAGTCGTTCCAAATGTTATGCTTGTGAATCAGATGTACCAAGATTTTGTGGATTATGGGTTCGATGTTATTGAAGATTATATTGTAAGAATAGGTGGTGAACACTGTAAAACAATTGAAGAAAAAAGAGAATTGTTTGCTGATAATTTAGAAGGTGGTATGAATATTATTTCCACTTGGCAGTCACTATACAACTCACCTGATTTATTTAGTACAATTGGTTGTATTATAGTAGATGAGGTTCATAATGCTAAATCTGAGGTATTTTCGGATATTATACTACCAGGAGCAATCTCTTCGAAATATAGATTTGGATTGACTGGTACTATGCCACCAGGATATGCTGACAAATTATCAATCTTAGGTGCTATTGGACCACATAAAAGATTTGTTAATGCTCAAGGACTTATAGACAGAGGGTTAGCAACACCAGTAGAAATTAAAATGTTATTCTTAAATTATTCACAAAAAGATAAAGATGAAATGAAAGGTATTAAGAAATACCCAGATGAAATCAAATATATAGAGATACATAAAGAAAGAAATAGGCTCATTGCTAAGTACACAAATAAGATTGCTAAAAGTGGTAATACACTTGTTATGTTTACAAAGGTAGACCATGGAAAGACCCTTATGGAAGAATTTCTTAGGTCAAAATTTGGAATTGATAATCTATTATTTTTAGATAAAATTACACCAAAATCACTTGAATCTATACCTGAAGAAACTGAAAAGATTTTTGTAAATACAGAATTAAATTCAAGACAAATAGGGTATATTACAAAGGCTGGTTTAGACCAAAACATTTTCGAACCATTGTCGAAATATGATGTATTTTTAATTTATGGTGGTATTGCTGATGAAGAAAGAGAACAAATCAGAAAAATACTTGAGACAAAAGAAGATGCAGTAGTATTTGCATCGTTTGGTACAATGTCAACAGGTGTTTCGATAAAAAGAATACACAACATTATATTAGCAAGTACAACTAAATCTCCTATTAGACTACAACAGACAGTTGGTAGAGGAATGAGATTACACGACTCAAAAGAATGGGTTAAGATATGGGACTTTATAGATGACTTCTCTAGAAGAAATAAAAGTGGGAATGTTATTGAAAATAGTAGAAATCACTGTCTAAAGCATGCAGACGAAAGAATGTCACTTTATTTAGATAATGGTTACCCTATTGCAGAAGCAGAGATAGAAGTTCCATAACTACAAAAAAATTAAGTAAAATTTGTATATAATTATATATCTCCAAAAGGGATACATTATAACAAATTAAACTTAAGAAAATTTTAATAAAAAAATTAAGTAAAATTTGTATATAATTATATATCTCCAAAGAAGAGATATTGTTTAAAATGAAAAGGAAACGGTAAAAATGTTAAATAACGAAACACAAAAAATCTTAAGTGATTTATCTACTATTAGTACAACTGCTATAGTATCACACCCTATTACAGGAGTACAGGACATTGATAGAAGTATTGTTGCTTTTATTAATGTAGAAGAACTAGGTGAGGACAAATTTGATGACTTTGGTCTTATGAATATTAATGAGTTCTTAAACTTAATTTCTTATGTTGATGGTGCTGAAATTGATATTAAAGATAGAATTGCTACTATTAAAAATGATGCCCAGAATGCTAAGTATTATACTACAGACATTTCTATTATTGAAGAAGCATATGGTACAAACCCTGCTATTTTAGAAAACATTTCTAAAGCATTTGAAGCTGCAAATTTTGATGTATCTGCTGAACAATTAAGTAAATTATCAAAAATTTCAGGGTCATTAAAAGTTAATGATTTAGTAGTTTACCCACAAGATGGTGGAATTGTTTTAGATGTAACTGACAGTACAAAAACTGACACAAACTCACTTAAAACAACTATTATGGGTGAATGTAATGATGATGATATGAAAATTGTAATTGATATGAATAATATTAAAAAGATTCCAGGTGGTAACTATAATATTAAAGTTGCTAAAAATCCTAAATCTGGTTCTTATATTACACTATGGACATCACAAGATTTACCATCTTTACAAATTGTAGTTTCATTAGCTGCTAGAGACTAGTTAGAATTTAAACAATATAAATACAGTGTAGAATATATACAATATATTCTCATTCGTATGAAAATGTTGCAACAATTCGTTTAAAAAGTTAGGTGTGTTTAAAGATAAACATAAAATTTATAATAATGTATAAAAATCGTTAATAATGTATGAAAAAGGAAAAATAAAATGAGTGATGTATTTAACTTCGACTTCGCAAGTCTACAACAAAATTTACAAGCAGGTGCTATTACAGAGAAAAAAGAGTATGGTCCTGATGAAAGATTTTGGAAACTATCAAGAGGGGATGATGATACAGGTACTGCTATTATTAGATTAGTAGTTGACGAAAACAGAGTACCATTTGTAAAAGTATTCCACCACCAATTCTCAGTGTATGACCCATCAAAACAAAAGAAAAGATGGTTTATTGAACCTTCTCCACAAACAATTGGATTACCTTGTCCGGTATCTGAAGAGTGGCAAAGACTGTACAATGAAGGTACAGCAGAAGCAAAAGAAAGAGCAAAACAATTCTCTAGAAAAATCAAGTATATTACTAATATCAAAGTAATTAATGACCCTGCTAACCCAGAAAACAATGGTAAGTATTTCTTATGGGAATTTGGAACAAAACTATTAGATAAATTCTTAACAGTTATGAATCCAACAGAAAATGACAGAAAATTAGGTGTACAACCAGTTGAGTTATATAACCCAATGGCTGGTGCTAACATTATGTTAAAAATTAAAAAATCTGCTGGTTTCTTTAATTATGATGATACACAAATTATGTCACCAACTGCTGAATACGAGTCAATGGAATCTGCTATGGCTGAGATTGATGCTAATACACATAAGTTACAAGAGTTCTTAGAACCTACATACTTTAAATCGTATGATGAGTTAAAAGGTAAAATGCACTTTGTATTAACTGGTACTAAATTAGGTGCTGAAACACAAAATGCACAAGAAGCACAATCAAATGGAACTGATGTGTCAGGTATGACTGTTAACACTGGAATGCCACCAGCACAA